CTTCAGCATCGCTTGAAGAGATCAGCCTTGTTGCATCCCCGGCATTCAAGGATGCCATCATCACAGAAATCGCTGCTTCCGAACCTGAAGAAGAAGCAACCGAAACCCCCAACAACGACACTTCCGAGGAGGAAACCATGTCACAAGAAACACCAGCAGTCGAAGCCTCCCAGCCCGACATTATTCAAACTCCACTGCTTGCAACAGCACGTCGTGAGTTCAAACTTCCATCAGCATCCGAGTACATCGCAACCTTCGTTCGTGGTGGCCACGACTGGGCACAGATGAACGCAAACATTCGTGCAGCAGCACCCGATGTTGTTACCAGTGACATTCCGGGCGTCATCCCGACCCCGATTGTTCAGCCGATTTTCAACTCGTTTGTAGGCTCTAGGCCTCTCATCGATGCCACTCAATTACGCCAAATGCCCCAAGGTGGAGCAGTGTTTATTCGTCCAGTAGTAACAACTCACTCGACAATTGGAACTGCAACGCAAAACACCACAATCTCAGCATCAGCATTTGAAATTGACGATGTGCAAATCACCAAGACAATTCAAGGTGGCTATGTAGAAATCAGCGAAGCCTCAATGGACTGGTCACAGCCTGAAGTGCTCGGCGCTTTGCTTGACGACATGGCTCGTGTCTATGCAGACCGTACTGACGTTCTTGCTTGCTCAGAGTTGCAGACTGGTACAACCAACAGCAACAACTTTGCTAACGCATCTATCGCAGACCCGACCTACTGGGTTGAGTGGATGTACACAGCAGCTGCAGACATTCTCACAGGCTCGAACGGCAACTTGCCTTCAATCCTTGCTGTGTCTCCAAACGTCTGGAAGTTGATGGGTTCACTCAGCGACACTGCAGACCGTCCATTGTTCCCACAGGTTGGGCCAATGAACGCATTTGGTTCACTCAGCCCCGGTGGAGACGCTGGTTTTGCTTTCGGACTTCGTGTAGTCGTTGACCGTAACTTGACCTCAGCAGGTATGACCATTCTTGACCCTCGTGCCCTCGAAAACTGGGAACAGCAAAAGGGCGCAATCAGCGTTGAACAGCCTTCACAGTTGTCACGTCAAATTGCTTTCCGTGGCTACTTCGCCTCGAAACTCATTGACCCAACGCTCAGCATCAAGGCTGCTTTCGTCTAACCAAGACGGATTTTTAGAGGAACTGAAGAACCATGGCCACTTACGACTTAGCGTTTCACACACGCCTAGACGGTGTTGTGGTTCTTCAGACCTTCGTTGAAACTGGCATCCAAGTCGGCGATGTTGTCACCATCGCTGGCGCTGGCCACAATCTAAACGGCACACACACCGTTCTATCTACGCAAGACAACGAATACATCGGACAGTCAGACGAAGGCGACTTTGAGTTTGACAACGAGGTCATTCGACTGTTTCAGTTTCTCTTCCGAGACGCTGGCGACGATCTAGAGCGTTCTGTTGCTACAGGAACTGTCACTTTCACACCGTCTGTATCGTGGATACAGGCTTCCGATGTGACAAGTTGGTTAGGTATTGACGTGGCTACTGCTAACGACACGGCCTTCATAACGGTCTGCGTCAATGCCACCAACAACTGGTGTTTCAGAAAGCGTCGTGAGGCTGGCTATACAGACTCGATGACAACAGTGCCAGGTGCCGATGTGAAACTTGGGGCGATCATGTATGCAGCAACTCTCTACCGTGAGCGTGGCTCTGCAGATTCGTTTGCCTCATTCGACGCAATGTCTTCAATACCTATCCCTTCAACCATGGGACGAATCATGTCTCTCATTGGTTGTGGCCGTCCACAGGTGGCGTAATGGCTGCATCTGGAATCCTTGTTGACGCAGTGAACGCAATCAAAACAGCGCTCACAGCGTTGGGTTTGAAACCAGTCACAGACCCACGCAACGCACGCCCAATGTCTGTCTTTATTGAACTCCCAGTAATGACGTCATTCACTTACAACGTGGGCGACTTTCGCATCCCAGTTCGCATACTTGCAGCTCCCCCCGGCAACCAAGATTCAGGTGACTACCTGATGACCACGGTTGACACAATTATGAACTCTTCCATTGCCGTAGTTGACGCCCGACCGGGCAACGCTTCATACGGTGGGCAAGACATACCAACATACGATTTGACTGTGGCTATCGCAGTCAGACGAAACTAGAAAGGTCAGAAATGGCATCAACAACATTCCTCAGCAACGCAACTGTGAACATCACACAGGGTGCTACTACATACACAAAGATTGGCGACAACGCCAACCAAGTGACATTGACCATCGGTCAGGACTCGCTTGAATCAACAGCATTCGGTGACACTGGTCATCGTTTCGTTGGTGGCCTTCAGAGCGTTGAAGTTACTATTGAGTTCTTCCTTGCTTACGGTGGCTCAGGCGCAACAGCAGAAGTTGAAACAGCACTTGCAGACATGGTCGGCAAAGGCAGCACAACACTCATCATCAGCCCATCTGGAACGACTGAGTCAGCGTCTAACCCTGAGTACACCATTACAAACGCAATGTTGGAAAACTTTACGCCTATCAACTCAACCGTGGGCGAACTCGCAACCGTGACGGCTACCTTTACTGGTGGCACATGGGTTCGAGACATTACCTGATCTAAGGAAAGAGGGAAACAATGAAAATCCAACTACGCATCACGCCGAACGAAGGCGAACCATACGAACTAGAAACAAATTTGTTTGTAGTGGTCGCTTGGGAACGCAAGTTCAAACAGAAGGCATCTTCACTGGCCAATGGCATCGGCATTGAAGACCTTGCGTTTATGGCATACGAATGTTGCAAACAACACAACGTTCCAGTGCCCATAACATTTGACGAATACATCAAATCCGTGAACGCCGTGGAGGTAGTTGGTCAAGAAGACCCAAAAGCCACGGAAGCAACAGTTACAGAAGAGCCTTAGCAGAAGTACTTGTTGCCACCGGGTATTACCCCCCACAAATACCATTTGAGACGGATGACCTAAACACGGTCATTGAGATTTTGAATAAACAACAGAAAGCAGCGAAACGGAAATGACAGCATCAGCCTCCATAGAAATGACAGGTCTGAAAGAAGCCATCCGTTCACTGAACAAAGTTGAACCTGGTCTTCGTAAAGAGTTCACCAAGAACGCCAACGAAATCGCCCAACCAGCCATCCGTGAAGTTCAGCAGGGCTACGCAAAAATTCCTTTGTCGGGTATGGCTCGAAACTGGACAGACAAATCAGGACGCAAAATCTTTCCGTTCTCCGTGGCTAAGGCACAGTCTGGAGTCAAGTTGAAAGTGGATGCTGCAAGGGAAGCCGTGAGCCTGATCTACATCACACAGACCTACGTCGGCGCTGCCGTCTTCGAGGCTGCAGGGCGTAGCAACCCCAACACACTGGGAGACTCTCTAGGGCCACTCAAACCCAACCAGACGAGAGTTCTTGGGCCTTCTGTATTTAGGAAGCGTGGCGAAATTGAAAAGGCTTTACAACGCCTCTCAATGGATGCCATTCAGCGTGTCCAGAAAGAACTGAACTAATGGCTCTGGCTATACCAATCATAAGCACCTTTGACGGAGGTGGAGTTTCCAAGGCAATCAACGAATTCAAAAACCTTGAAGGCGCTGGCAAGAAAGCCCAGTTTGCTATCAAAAAAGCAGCCGTTCCTGCAGCTGCAGCATTGGCTGGTTTAGCCGTTGTCCTGGGCGACGCAGTATCGGGCGCTATTGAAGACGCTGCAGCCCAAGACCTGCTTGCTAACAGCCTAAGAAAGACCACTGGCGCAAACGACGCACAGATTGCCAGCGTCGAAGACTGGATAACGGCACAAGGTCAATTGCTCGGAATTTCGGACGACAAATTGAGGCCGACGTTGAATCGGCTCGCTAGGGCAACTGGTTCAGTTACTACGGCGCAAGAGTTGGCGACTCAAGCCATGGACATTGCAGCAGCCACCGGCAAACCACTGGAAACCGTCGTAGGCGCATTAGAGAAAGCCTATGGTGGCAACCTTGCAGCCCTAGGCAAACTTGCTCCTGAATACCGTCAGATGATCAAGGACGGCTCAACCTTTGAAGACGTCATGTATGCACTTGCCCAAACCACTGGAGGTGCAGCTGCAGACGCAGCCGAAACGACAGCAGGCAAGTTTGCTCGACTGAAACTTGGTTTTGACGAAACAAAAGAATCCATCGGTGCAGCACTTTTGCCAGCCGTTGAATCTGTCTTGCCTTACCTTCAGAAGTTTGCAACGTGGGCACAAAACAACCCACAGACATTCATGATTATCGCAGGGGCTCTAGCAGCAATAGCAGCGTCCATTGTCGCCATCAACATTGCCATGGCACTCAACCCAATTGGGCTAATCGTCATTGGCGTCATTGCTCTCATTGCTGGTCTTGCTATTGCCTACAAAAAGTTTGAAGGTTTCCGAAACATTGTTGACGGCGTATTTGGCGCTATTAAATGGTGGATTACAAACATTGTCATTCCACAGTTCAACCTCATGCTGACAGTGTTCAAAACAATCTTCAACGGCATCGCCTCAGTCTGGAACAACACCATTGGCAAGTTTTCTTTCACTGTGCCGTCGTGGGTGCCCGGTATCGGTGGCAAGGGTTTTGCTATGCCTGACATTCCGATGTTGGCTGCAGGTGGCATTGTTACTGGCCCGACGCTGGCGATGATCGGTGAGGCAGGCCCAGAGGCTGTTATCCCTCTTGACCGTATGGGGCAGATGGGTGGTGGTGGCACAACTGTCAACATCAACGTCAACGGTGGCGACCCTCAAAGCGTGGTCAATGCTTTGCGTACCTACATG